TAAATGACATGATGTGGAGTTATATCGACCTACTAGGCAAGCACTTGCCAGGTGATAATTCTACTCAAAAAGATCCACACTTGTTTATACCAGACTGGTATGACACTACTTATTTTAGCGCAATATCCGAAACAGACATTCGTCCAGAAGGTATACTGATGTCCGAAAAGACATTTAAACCCATGGCATTTTACCACCCATTTGTTACCTATGGTCGAACAGGTTTGCTAGCACATCTACATCATTTAGGGTTTGAAACATTTCCTGAGTTATTTGACGAATCATATGATCTGACAGACGATAACAACAAGCGATTAAATCTAGTAGTTGCGAACATTGTAAATTTTAAAAAAGAACCCTATAGCCAAATTACCTTAGATAAGTTAGAACATAATCATAATTTGTTTTATAACCAAGATAGTATTAACCACAAAATCAATATTGATATTGTTGAGCCCGTATTAAATTTTGCCAATGTTGTTTGACAACGCTAATTATTAAGTATATAATATATTTTTCAACCAAGGAATGATCTATGTCATCACGTATGTTTTCATCTGAACAAAAAGCTAAATTAACCCAAATGGTTAATGAAGGTATTCAAGTACTACAAGAAGTAGAGGACTTAAACGCAGGTTTGTCAGATACAATTAAAGCAGTAGCAGAAGAATTAGAAATTAAACCTGCCTTGCTTAAAAAAGCAATTAAGATTGCTCAAAAAAGTAAATTTGGCGAAACTAATCAAGATCACGAAACAGTACAAGATATCTTAGAAACTGTTGGCCGCACACTTTAATGCGATTAGATTGGCATAAAAGTATTGATTTTATTAAACGAGATTGGCACAGTCATCCTATTAGATTGTGTTTAGAAGTTTTTAATTGGTTTCTAAATGTCATAATAGTAGTTACTCTTGCTGTGACTGTGCCTAATGTTCCATTTTTAATTGTATATCCATTGTTCTTTAGTTGCTTATCTATTAGCATTTTTTCAGCTTGGACCAGGGGAAGTTTTGGGCTACTAATGACCAGTTTAACTATTTTTATTGTTGACCTAGTGGGTTATGCTAAATTGTTATGGTTAACTTAATTGTTACATTCCCCGGTGGCACAGGTGGAAATTTTCTAGCTAATTTATGCGGCCATTTAATTAATCAAGATCCTATAATGATTGATCAAGCAGGCTCAGCACATGATTTTAAATGTCTACGCTATCTAGATCACACGTTATTAGATTTAAGTCCTGATAGTTATATTCAAGAATATAATATAATTAAAAAGTTACCAAAATTTGACCTAGCACTAGCACATTTTAGAAATTTAACTTTATTAACTCAGCATGTAACACAGATTATTTACATTACATTTGACCCGGATGATGTACCTGAGATCTTAAAAAGATTAACTTCTAAGATTGGGGATAAGTTGAATGAGAAAAAATATAATATACTAGCAGGTCCAGGTTGGCCTAGTTATAGAGACTACATCAAAGGTGCTATCATACCAGAACTAGAAGAACTTCGTATGCGTTTTATACACGATTGGTATTACATCTTGCCCTTAGATCGTACTAATCTATGCGAAATATCTTTTAAAGAAATTAATAGTGGATATGCGTTAGTTGATAAATTGGCTAAATTTTTAAATGTAAAAGAGTATGATCAGCAAGAAATATATGCTATACTCGATACATACAGAGCAATAAATAATTTAGAGTCGCCGACTTAAACGGCATGTAGAACAGTTAGCCAGCTATAAGTGGCAGGAGAAAAAATGAGTTATGTAGACGCACTTTTCGATCGTGCTAAAGATCGAATCTATGTTGTTGAACGCAACAACGGTCAAAGAGAATATAAAGAATATCCAGCAAACTATGTATTCTATTATGATGATCCTAAAGGCAAGTTCCGCACTATTTACGACACACCAGTAAGCAGATTCAGTACTCGAGTAGGTAAAGAATTTCACAAAGAAGTCAGAGTCAACGGCAATAAGAAAATATGGGAAAGTGATATCAATCCTGTATTTCGATGTTTTGAAGAAAATTATCTAGGACAGGCTGCCCCTAAACTACAAACAGCTTTCTTCGATATTGAAGTAGACTTTGACCCTGAGCGTGGTTATGCTCCAACAAACGATCCATTTAATGCAATTACAGCTATTTCGGTGTACTTAGATTGGCTGGACAAACTAGTTACTCTAGTAGTTCCACCTAAGACCTATAGCTGGGACACAGCACAAGAAATATGTAATCAATATGAAAACTGTTTCTTGTTTGATCGCGAACAGGACATGCTAGACACATTCCTTAACCTAATCGATGATGCCGATATCTTAAGCGGTTGGAACAGTGAGGGCTATGATATCCCTTATACCATCGGACGTATTACACGTGTTCTAAGCAAAGATGATACACGTCGTATGTGTTTGTGGGGTCAATATCCCAAACAACGTGACTTCGAACGCTTTGGTGCTACTAACATTACCTTTGACTTGATTGGGCGTGTACACCTAGACTATATGCAGTTATATCGTAAGTATACCTATGAAGAACGTCATAGTTATAGCTTAGATGCTATCGGTGAATATGAATTAGATGAGCGTAAGGTTGCCTATGAAGGTACCTTAGATCAACTGTACAACAAAGACTTTCCTAAGTTTATTGATTATAATAGACAAGATACTATGTTGCTAGGCAAGCTAGACAAGAAACTACGCTTTTTGGATCTAGCCAATGAACTTGCGCATGATAACACTGTGTTACTACAAACAACTATGGGTGCTGTAGCAGTTACAGAGCAGGCAATTATCAACGAAGCACATCAACTTGGTATGGTTGTACCTAATCGTAACCGTGAAGAACAGTTCAACACACAGGCCGCAGGTGCTTATGTGGCAACTCCTAAAGCAGGTATGCATGATTACATTGGCGCAGTTGATATTAATTCACTGTATCCTAGTGCGATTCGTGCGTTAAACATGGGTCCAGAAACTATTGTAGGTCAACTACGTCCTATCATGACAGATCACTATATCAAACAGAAAATGGATAGTGGCAGTAGCTTTGCTGACGCATGGGAAGGTTTGTTTGGCAGTTTAGAATACACAGCCGTTATGGAAACCCAAGCTGGTACAGAAATTACCATCGATTGGGTACAAGGCGGTAGCGATGTCCTAAGTGCCGCAGATGTTTGGCGTTTAATCTTTGACAGTGGTAAGAATTGGATTTTAAGTGCTAATGGTACTATCTTTAGTAATGATCGTAAAGGTGTTATACCGGGCTTACTAGAACGTTGGTATGCTGAACGTAAAGAAATGCAGGCTAAGAAAAAGGAAGCAACAGATGCGGATGAAATTGCCTTTTGGGACAAGAGACAGTTGGTTAAAAAAATTAATCTTAATAGCTTGTATGGTGCTATTCTTAATCCTGGTTGTCGCTTCTTTGATAAGCGTATTGGACAATCCACTACCCTTACCGGTCGTACCATTGCCAAACATATGGATGCCTACATAAACGAATGTATTACAGGTGAATATGATCATGTAGGCAAGGCTATTATCTATGGTGATACTGACTCATGTTACTTTAGCATGTGGCCTGTGGTCAAAGAGGAAGTAGAAGCAGGTCGCATGGAATGGTCAAAAGATATTTGCGTACAATTATATGATGCTATTGCTGATCAAGTTAATGAGAGCTTTCCAGGTTTCTGTGAGCGTGCTTTCCATACTCCACGTAAGCAAGGTGGACTAATCAAAGGCGGGCGTGAACTAGTAGCACTCAAAGGCTTGTTTATTAAGAAGAAACGCTATGCTGTACTAATCTATGATCTAGAAGGCAAACGCCTAGACACCCATGATAAACCAGGCAAGGTTAAGGCAATGGGTCTAGACTTAAAACGCAGTGACACTCCAGCATTTATGCAGGACTTCTTAAGCGAAATCTTATTAGATGTACTAACTGGTAGTCAACGCGAAACTATTATCGAAAAGATACGTGACTTCAAGTTAATATTCCAAGATCGCCCGGCTTGGGAAAAAGGTACACCTAAGCGTGTAAACAACTTAACCAAGTACACAGCCGCAGAAGTTCGTGAAGGCAAAGCCAATATGCCGGGGCACGTTAGAGCCGCAATGAATTGGAATAATCTACGCCGCATGATGGGCGATAACTATTCAATGCAGATTGTTGACGGTATGAAAACTATTGTATGTAAACTTAGAGATAATCCTCTAGGTTACACTAGTGTAGGCTATCCAACAGATGAAACACATATACCAACTTGGTTTAAAGAACTACCATTCGATGATGATGCCATGGAAACAGGCATTGTAGATCAAAAGGTAGAAAACCTATTAGGGGTACTGGGTTGGGATATTGCTGAAAATACACAAATTAAAACCACCTTTGATGAATTGTTTAGTTTTGAATAATGGGCCAATTATATAGTCTAACACAATATAAACGTGATTTGACCAAGTTAATTGATGAATTAACACTAGAGTCTATCATTCTTGAAAAGGCTCGATTAATTAAAGATTTTCATAGTAATCAGAGCTATTTGAGCGTAGATAATCTTCGTTTTGACTCAAATATTGGCGAAATTTTAAACTCCTACAATCTGTTAGTAACCACCAGTAATGATAACATATCTCAGATCAAGCAGTTAATTGATCATGTTTCAACAGTTATTGACCAAATAGCTGGAGAGCTACTTAACCGAGAAGACTATAAAAATAAATGGAGTATAGAACGTATCAGTAGCGGTTCTATACTTCCTACTAATGAAGAATTTGAACAATTATTATCTTTAAAAATTGCCAGTTATTGTGATTGGAGATTTCCTGCAATAATCATAGGAAGATATCTAGGGCAAAACGATATTAAAAAAATCGACGGATGGCAAAAATATCCTAATGTACAAGATAAATTAAATGCTATGGTAGCCAGTGACCCATTGTATATAGTTGGAGGTCTTGATCAAGTTAAAGAATCAATTGGTCATTTTCCAGAAGCATATCAAAATCGACTAAGGCTTTACTCATTTGATAACAATGATTTTGATCGATTGCCGCAGGCTCAATTTGGGTTTGTACTATGCTGGGATTATTTAAATTATCTCAATGAAGAATCGATTGAGCATTATTTGACTAGTATAATTAAATTATTAAGACCTGGTGGATCAGTTATTTTTAGTTATAATAACTGTGAATATCTAGAATCTGCCAATCTAGTCGAAACAAACAGAGCTGTTTGGACCACTGAAACTGGTATTATTTCAATGCTAACTAAAGTTGGGTATACCATCAACAAAACCAACAATTATCCACTAGGTGATGTGGAGAATACTGTTATTAGTTTTATCGAAGCACGCAAACCAGGAGAGTTAACGACAGCAAAAATGAGTCAGGCAATGGGCGAAATTGTACAAAAATAATTTATCAAACCACTTGAATTTTCTAAATACATCATATACACTATATTATCAACAAGGAGAAAAACATGCGTGATTATCTATTAGATATCGTGAAAAATACTTATGGCTTAGGCAACATTGATTTAGTTAAGGTTACTGGCACAGACAAAGACACAAACAT